GAAAATCTTCTGGCAAACCGAGCAGCTTCATTTTTAACAGAAAAATTCTCTCTTATTTCATCGAACAAATCGCCAGATAATATCCCTAGCTTCTTTTTTTCATCCAGCTTAATGTTGATCATGTTGTTTCTAGCTTTATAATATCAATTAAATTCTTAAGGTCAAAAGAAGCACTTGAGAGTGTTTTTTCTGTTTTTTCAAGCAATTCAACAACAAGAGCTAGTTCATTTAGTCTTCTGTCAAACTCTTTTAATTCATCAGCGTTTTCAACTAGCTTATCTAAAACAGGTAAAGATGGTTTAACAGCAGAGTTTTCCAGTATTTTTTCCTTAAGAGCTTTCTTGAGCTTGTCTTTTTGATTTTTTATATCAAACAGCTCAGACTTGTGTCTAATGCATCTGCCTGCCCATTTATGTTTAATACCTGGTAGTTTGAGTGTATAGTCTTTGAGATATAGCTCATCTATCTTCAAATCATTTTCTAATTCTTTTATATATTCGTTAAGCACATATAAATAATAGTATAAAGGTATTGATTATCAATGATAACATTTCAACAATTCTATAGAGAGCAAAATATGGCAGGACCTGGTGGTGCACTGGGAACGTGGACAGATACAGGCGGCCAGTTTCCAGCATCAGGAGATGCAGGGTATGCTCCAGGAGATGCAAGGCAGCTAAGCCCCTATGGACCTGCAGGTGCTGTGCTGGGAGCCAAAATAAAAGGAAAAAAGAAGAAGAAAGTTAAATTCAGTGTGCAGCGTCGACCTTTGCCAGGTGTGGTTCTTTAATTAAGTATAAGCATGGAATTAGGACACTGGATATTGGCTGAAGGTGTTATATTGACAGATGACACGTTTGGTTTTATATATGAAATAACCAATACAATTAATCAGAAAAAATATATTGGTAAAAAGCAATGCAAATCAAAGCTCAAAAGAAAACCACTCAAGGGCAAAAAAAATAAAAGAATAGAGATTAAGGAATCAGATTGGAGAGAGTATACAAGTTCATCTAATTATTTGAATGAGGATATAAAAACCTACGGCAAGGATAAATTTATTTTTAAAATACTTAAAGTGTGTGGCTCGAAATGGGAGCTAGCATATTTTGAAATAAAAGAACAGTTGGATCGCGAGGTTCTGCTAAAAGATGACTATTATAATGGCATAATAAACGTTAGAATAGGTCGACCACCAAGAAGTATGATGGATGCTATTTAATTACTGTTTCTTAAGAATTTCATTACCGATAACAAGATAATCGAGTGGCGTTGAATATAGAAATTTTTTCGCATCATCTACTGTTCCTGCAAGAGGTTTGCCAGCAAAATTTAAGCTTGTATTAAGCAAAACAGGGCATTTGGTTAGTTTATAAAATTCCTCGAGCAGCTGTCTGAAGGCTTTATTAGGAGCACCTGCATCTACTGTCTGCACTCTGCATGTACCATCTACATGAGTTATAGACTGTAGCGTATCGGTTTTAACTTTTGCAACAAAAAGCATAAAATTGTCATCATTAATCTCGAAAAAACTATCTTTGTATTCATATAAAACAGATGCACCAAAAGGTCGGTAGTTCTCTCGTTTCTTAATATTATTAATAAGCGTTCTTCCGTTGCTAATTCTTGGGTCAAGTAAAACAGAGCGGTTTCCTAAAGCTCGCGGACCTATTTCACCATGACCTTGATACCATCCAACTGAATGTCCTATCGATAATAAATAAGCAGCACGCTTAATTGTATCTGGTGTAGGTTCTTCCAGAGGTGATTCATCATGTTGGATGAAAGGGAAGCTGTTGAGTTCGAGGGGTGGTAGGTTGTTGTGTCTTCTAAGCCATTCAATAATACCTAGTGTAAGACCATCATCAGTTGAGTGTGGCGGTATGATGATATTTTTGAAATGTTTTCTTAACTCTGTATTCCACAATACGTTTTGTGCAACACCACCTGTAAAGGATATACTTTGATCTGATGAAGCATACTGTTTAAAAAAGCCGACTAAAAGTTCTCCAGTTTTATGATGCAGAGATCTGATCCAATCTAATGGTAGCAAACGCGCAACTGTTTCATCGCCTATATGTTGAACCCAATTTGAAAACGAAAACAATTTGCGAATATCGTGGATGCTGTGTTTATTGAGACTTTGCATGAAGTCATTGGAAATTGTACCATATGACTGAAGACCCATGAGCTTGCCTGGAATATCTATATAGTGTTGTGCACCTATGCCAAGATATCTGCCTGCTTGCGCTGTCTCCATGCCAAGTGATCCATTCGCTTCAACTGTGCCGCGATCTACAACTGTGTCTCCCTTAAGCACTGTCCAACAGTGATCAAGGTCTCCAAATCCGTCCATAACAATGCTTATATCAGGCTGCTTGTCCGTTAGCATCCAAACACTCAAAGCATGAGCATAGTGATGATTAATTCTCCATGTCTGACAAGGCAATTCAAGCTCATTATATGGTACTGCATTGGAAGATGCTATAGATGTACAGGGTGAATCAACGACTATGCCAATTTGATCTATTTTGTTTATATCTTCGTTAAACAGTTTTGTAAAATCGTGTCTCCAATCTGTAAGATTGTTGTAAGCATGATGCTTTATTCCTTTTGTTCTTTCAGTTTTGAGATATTTTAACTTGTGTCCATCAAAATAACAGAAACTACTATCATGTGCACATAGGCGAAGAGCGAGAAGCTTCATGAGTAGTGAGTCTATTCTACGTCTACATTAAAAGTAATAGTAATACGCTGTTTTTCGGATATATTAGGCTTGACGTAGTGATTAAGAAAAGAAGGAAAGATAATTAAATCGCCTTGTTTAATTTGAGGTGGTGTGTAGAAATTCATGTAAAAAGAATGCGCTGGGCATCCACCATCAAGTCTGTTCATTAATCGAGGGCGGAAGGCCTTAGTAGATTGACTTATTATTGGATTGGGGTGTACAAAAGTAGTAGCAAGATGCTGAGATTCGTCAAATGTAATATAGTGCACAACAGAAAAATCAGAAGGAAGATGTGTATGAGGTTCTTGATATTGACTCTTCGAGAAGACATTGTACCAAGGAGAATGTATATTAAATTTACCAGGCTTGATATTATATTCATATAGAAAATTAGTTATATATTTTGAGTAAACGGAAAGCAGATACTGGTCATCGAGCTTCATGCTAGGGTCATTGCTGCGAAAACTACTGTGTATAGTACACTCCCAATCGGTTGGGATAGCGACTGGTGCCTTCCGTACATTATCTTCTATTTTACCCATGCAGCTGTTTATAATGTCTGCTGTCTCTTCAACATGCGCCTTCCAGTAAAAAGGTGCAAAAATTAAATTAAACTCGCCCATATGGTAATTGTATCTTATATTATATAGAAGGCCACGTACAACAAAATAAGCTTGATGTATTGCATTAACTATGCATAATAAATGTATGCTCAAAGAACTTGTGCTGAATCAGTATAATCTGCAGATCTTAAATTATTCTTATGTTTTTAAGAACTTTATAGAAAAAGAATTTATAAATGATTTGCATAGCTACGGTCTTTTAGAAAAAAAGAAAGACTCGATGTCAAGACGGATCTTTATACATCACAACATACATTCAGTTTGTGAGTTTATTTTAAAAAGTAAAAAGAAAGGCAAGCAGATCATATTTTTTGACTATAACAATCTTCTTGAGGGTGAGATACTAGATTATATAGATGAGAGCAGACTGAAAAGCTATTTAAACTACACCTACTTGAAGATAAGAACAATGCTGCCTGTGCGTATTTTTTATTCAACCTTCTCTCTTGACTATCTAAATAACAAGCATCAGCAAAACACAGGAATATCCAAAGAAACTATACTAAAAATAAAGAGTTTAGCGGAAGATCGAGATTTTGAATCTTTTACTTTTGAGAAAATAAAGAGGTTTGTAAAGAAAGAGCAGCTTACATTCTTAGATAAAACATACTTTAATAGCTTAAAATCTAAACAATTACTTATTAATTGATAAATATTAATAATGAGATTTCTTGAAAAGCTTAATGAATATGTTGTTTCTTTAGAACAAAACGAGCCAGCTGCAGTCACAAATCCTGAAGCTGCACCAGCTCCTGAAACTCCTGCTAAACCAGAGAGAGTAGAAATTGCTCCTGAAGGTTATACAGAAATGGTGCGTTTACTTGCAAAAGCATTAG